AAGTCCACCCAAGTGGTGCTGGGTTTGAACGTGACGCGCCACTCAAAAGCGTCAGCCATAAGTGGTTACCGGCACAGGGCCATTAGAACGGTTGTAACGGCGCAACTGATCCACGATGGCGTTGGGGTCGCCGCCCATAATCTGCACGTTCATGGAACGGGTACTTACATTGTTGTTGGTCAGGTTGCTGGCCGCCTGGGGAATACCGGCTAGGCCGTAGGCCCAATCATAGGCGGTGCCTGGGTCAAGGTTGGCGTAGTCGGCCGCGCCGCCAGTGGTTACCTGGGCTATTGCCGCGTCGAAGTTGCCGCCGACGATTTGAGCGCCGGCAACGCTGGTGACGAACTTTAGCTGGAACTCGGTTTCACTAATGACGCTGTTAATGCCGTCCACAATCGCGGTGGCCTGATCCACGCCGGCTTTATACCACTTGTCGGCGGTCAGCAGGGCGATACGGTCAGCCGCACTGCTCACGCGGTCAGTCAGTTTTTGCAGCTGGCCGATCTGGTCGGCGCTGCCGTTGGCCAACGCGTCAGCGATCTTTGCGCCAGTTTCGCCGCCTGCGCTCATAATCATTTGCAGCAGGGCGGGGTTAGTGAGGCCGCGGTTTACCAGGGTTTCGATATCGGCGGCAAAGTCTTCGGCCTTGCCGGCCTGTATGCCCAGCTGGTCAAAGAATGTGCTAGCGCCTTCACTGTCGGCCGCGTCTTCAAACGCTTTACCGATGTCAAAAATGCCGGCTACGCCGCCGCGCACAGTGCTGTAAAAATCGTTGTAAGTGTTCTGCGCTTCGGTCAGCCTGTCGTTAGCGTCCCGCAACGCGGGGCTGAAACGGTCTTTGATTTGCTGTACGGCTTCCTGTACGGCTGGGGTTAGTTCGTTGCGGACAGCCTTGGCGGTTTCTTTCACCTTTTTGGTTGCGCCGCCACTGGCCTGGTCGAGGTCTTCCATGCTGCCGGTCTGCGCGTCAATAACGGCCTTTGACTGTTCGTAGGCTTTCAGGCTTTCCTGCTCGGCTTTGCGAAAGTCGGCGGCGCTGCCGGTGGCTTTATCCCAGGACGTTGCCAGGCGGCCCAGCGACACTTGGCCGATTTCTTCGAGCTTGCCCAGGTCTATGCCGACCTTGCGCAGAATCCCGCCGACCATGTTAATGCCCTTAACGAACAGGTTGATAGCGGTAATCCAGCCGTTAATCATTGTCTCGAAATACCCAATGACAGCGTTTACTACCGTGTTCACCAGTTTTCTGAAACCTTCGAACTTGGTGTACAGGCCAACCATGGCCACGATCACAGCGCCCACGGCGGCAACCAAAAGCACAAACGGGTTAAGAGACATGGCGATATTTAGCGCAACCACGGCGGCGGTCACGCCGGCAATGGCCAGGGCAACATTTCGGAAAACGGCAGGGTTGTCCTCGGCCCAGCGGGCGAGCTTTTGCAGGAATGGCAGCACCGTTTCCACCACGGGCAACAGGCCCGCGCCTATCGCTTCCTTCGCCTCGTTTAGGGAGATAGACACAGCTCTAAAACGGCCTTCGATTGTGCCGGCCGCGGTTGCGGCTGCGCCACCAAAGGTTTTAGCCAGGGCTTTTTGGGCCGCGTCAAAATCTTTTGATTTGACTATGGATTCGTCGAGCGGCACGCCAAGTTTGCGCAGCGCCGTGAAGTTGCCCAAATAGGCTTTTCCGAGACTTTCAGAAACGGACTGAACGCTCTTGCCTGTCGCCGCGGATACGTCAAGGGCGAGTGTCAGCAGGTCTTGGGCCTTGGCTGTGTCCTGTGTCGAACGAGCAAGCGCCGACAGGGCCGGCCTGATCTCATCATCAGACACGGCCGCGGCGCGGCTGGCACTCGTGACATACCCTTCGACGGCGGCTATCTGTGCGTCAGTGGCGTTAGTCGAAGCCCGCAACTGCTGGGCAAGCAACGCCTGGGCTTTCTGATCCTCTACAGCAGCCTTAGCGGCCAAGCCCAATGCGCCGGTGACAGCCGCGAACGCGGCGGCGGCCGGCAGGGCGGCCTGCTGTAGTGCATATTTGGATTTGGCGGCCGCGCCGTTCAGGCTTTGAAACTCTTTCTTGGCGCGGTCAAATCCTTTTGTGTCCAGGCTCGAAAGAATCGGAATGTTAATAGCCATCAGTCGCGTGCCTTTACGATCATGTTCCGATTAAGAATCTCGTTTACCCGCCCAATAATAGCCACTAGCTCTTGCTCGACAGCTGGCACTGTGGCCTCAGCCGCGGGGCGCAGTGCGCGAGGCGCGTCACTCGGGCCTACGTGGTCACCTTCGGCCACCAGGTTGGCCACAAACTGGCCGCCGCCACGAATACCTGAGTGATCCCAGATAGCGCCGGCCGCGTCTTTCTGACGTAGCACCAGCAGCTGGTATGGGGTGGCTTTGAAGTTGGCCACGTTGCCGTTGCTGAACGTGACGGTGCGCTCGTTGCGGGCCCGTACACCAACCACCGTAACAATGGACTGTTTCACGCGGTCGGTATCCCAGGCTGTGCCTTCGCGGCCACCTATTAGGCTGCCTCGAGTCATGCCAGTTAGTGGGGCGGGCCGCCCATTCTTCGGGTTGGTTTTCGTGGTCGGGATCAGTTCGCGGGCGGCGGTCACCAGTTTTTTGCCGGCCCCACCCTGAATGTCTTTAGTGATTTGCCGGCGCAATAGACGGTCATGATCGTTTAACGCTTTTAGCGTTTCCTGTATGCCGTAGATTTCAACGCTGGCGGCTGCGCTCACGGTGTTGCCTTTCCAGAATGTCTGCGACAGTGCGCAGGTCTTCTGTTTCAAAGTCTATGTGGGGCGGCCACCAGCCGGTGATTACTAGAAGCTCTGCGAGTGTTCTGCGGATTGTTCCGCGTGGGTAGGGTTTTCTTGTTCCTGATCCACTACCTCGAGGTCTTCGAGCTGACGGATAAAATCGTCGAACGTGACGGGGACTACCACGTTGGCCAGTTTGCTGGCTTCATACGCCTGGTAGGCCATGTCTTCATAACCAAAGCCGTCGCGCATGGCGCTGATCTTTGTTTTAAACTTGCGTTCCCATGCAACCACTACGAATAGGTTGGTGTTCACCTCGTAGGGTTCCATGCCGGTACGCGTGACGCGGTAGCGCAGCTTCATAATGTTTCCTTTCGTGTCGGGCCGCTAGGCCATTACGGGTTTGTGGTGTCCTCGGTGTAGGTGCCGCCACGGAAAACAATGTCGATGGTGGACAAAGTGCCAAGCTGTGCGTTCAGCACCGGCAGTTCCTCGAGGTAGCAGTTTGTCAGTACGAAACCTGGGTTTGTGGCACTGTCCACGGCGCTGGTTGGCTGCACGCGAACGGTGGTCTGTGTGCCGACCAGGCTCTTGAGCGTGGCGTAGGTTTCGCTGGCGGCGTAGCTCATGTAAAGGGTTACGGTCAGCTCATGATTGCCCATGCCCGAAACGTAGAAGCGGTTAGGGCTGGCAAAGCTCGAGGACTCTTGGGCCTCGTAGCGAACCAGCAGCTGCGCGGCCGTGGCCTGATCCTGCAAATCGACGCTGTTAATCGTGACTTTCGGCTGGGCGAGGTAGGTTTCAGTGGCCATTTTTTAGCTCTCCGTTTCTGAATCTTCGTCTGCTTTCTTAGCAGATTTTGAGGGTTTACGTGGGGACTCTTTAATAAAGCCGCCTGCGAGCAGGGCGGCCACGTTGGTGCCTGGGCGCGGCTCGAACGGTGCGCCTGGGGTGCCGACTCGAGGGCTGACGATTTCGTACATGGGTTTAACCTGCCTGGACTTGTAGGTTGATATTCAGATCATACGCCGGCAGCTCGACACCACCAATGAGGGCGACGGTGGGCCTGCCGTCAGTCACGCCTATGCCGCTAGTCATGACGCGGGCCGCCAGGTTCAGCACGGTGCGCTGTGCGTCCAGGTTGTTGGGGCCTAGGCCGATACAGCGTACTGGAAACGTCATTTTGGCCACGTTGGTATTGAACGCTTCAAAGCTGGGCGCGTCCACGAACACACACGGCGGGCGTAGGTTCCGCGGGTCGGTGACCACCTGCATGCCCGAAATGGTGGCGAGTTTGGCCGCGATACTGTCCAGGCCCTCGTTAAACAGGTCTGTGAACGCCGCTACGGCCATTTAGGCGACCTGTGGCCTGTCGATACCCAACAGTTGTTTAATCACGCCTGACAGCCCTGTGACGGCTGCAGCGCCCTGCTGTTCAAAGCTGGCGAAACTGTCGATACTGCCCCGCTGGCGGTACAGCATGCCGCCGTACTGGATTGTCCCCAAATCAACGGACAGGTTAGGCACCGTGGTGTATGAATCGACGTAGCCGGCCTCTTGGCGGCGGCGGTAGCAGAACGCGTTAGCGGCCGCGGCGCACTGTGTCAGGAAGGTTTGGTCTGCGACGGTGGCGACAGGGATACCTAACCAGTCTTCGATATCGCCGGCGGTGATCCAGGTACAAACGCCGGTGGTCAGGGTGCCGTATGGGCTGACTGGTTCGCGGGCTACGTCTGTGCCTGAATCGTAAAACGCCACCTGGTTAGGAATGTCCACAGCCAGGTTTTGGATCAGCTGGCCGTATTCGTCCACGCCGGTAACCAAATGCTGTGGCAGTGCGTACACCTGGTAGGTGCCGTTTAGGCCGTGGTTTAGGCCGGCGATGGTTACGCTGTCACCCACGTTTAGTGGGGCGTTGGTGAGCAGCGTAACCACGCCGTAGTCATCGGTGCGTTGCTGGTAGGTGATGCTGTAAACGCTCACGGCGTTTACCTGCTTTCTGGACTAGGCCAGTGCGATTTTCTGCACCTGGGTGTTGTCCGCGATGAAGGTTGCAACGTAGCCGTAGTAGGAGAACACGCGGCCGAGCGTCGAGGGCGATTCGACGGACATGATGCCGCGCACCTGCTCGTAGAACTCGATTGCCTGGCCACGGGCCACCACCATGGTGTTGGCGGCAAAGTTGTTGTCAGCCACCAGGCGCAACCCGAACGGGTTGAGGCTGGCGTAGGTCATGCCGGTTGCTGCGCCTGCAGCGTTTACGCCCATGAGGCCAGCAGCGCCGGCGTACGGGAACAGTGGGCGCTTGTCCACGTCAAGCTGGCGGCCCAACAGTTCCCACACGTTGGGGCTAACGAAAATGTGGTCAGGGGCAAAGTTCGTTGCCGACAAGATATTGACAGCCGCACCGTACAGGGCGGTCATCAGGCTTTCGGGGTTGTCCTGATCCACTGTC